TGCAAAGGTTACAGGTAAGATTTCTGATGCAACACAGGGAACAGAAGATGGACTTATCGAAACTGCAATCAAAGGAAACGGTTCTTTCACGATTGTTAGTAGACAGAAATCAAATGAACTACAACTTCTAAACAGTGTTGGACTTAGTGTTGCTGGTAACACAACATTATCTGGTACACTAAACGGACACACAATTCCAGGCGGTTCTGGAACACTTGCGTTGACAAGTGACATTGGTTCGACAGACTTATCTGTTGACTCGACTCCTCAACTTGGAGGCGACTTAGATGTTGTAACTCACAGTATTGTTTCGACATCAAATAGAAATATTACAATCACACCAAATGGTTCTGGTTCTGTTGTTATTGATGGACTATCACACCCACAAGCAGATGGTAACTCTGGACAAGTTATAACAACAAATGGTTCTGGACAGTTATCTTTTGCATCTGTTGGTTCACTTGCTGGTGCAGGCATCTCAAACTTATCTGATGATACTTCGCCCCAACTTGGAGGCAACTTGGATGTTGTAACACATAGTATTGTATCAACATCAAATAGAGATATCAACCTTACACCGAATGGTTCGGGTAAAGTTGTTGTGGGAACAAATGGACTTGAATTTGGAGATGGTTCAGTTCAGACTGCCGCTGGTGCAGACCAAGGGTTTGCCATTGCGATGGGTATCGCACTAGGGTAGTATAAATACTATAAAAGGATGAAGTAAATGGCAATACCAAATACAAGAGAAACATTTAAGGAGTGGTGCTTAAGAAGTCTAGGCAAACCTGTCATTGAAATCAATGTTGATCCAGATCAAGTTGAAGATAGAATTGACGAAGCACTACAATATTTTGCTCAGTACCATTATGATGGTGTAGAGAGAGTATACCTAAAACACGAAATTTCACAAGCAGACATTGATCGTTCTAGAAGCGATAATACACTTGCAACCGTAACAGATGTTGATACAACAACAACTGCTGTATGGAAAGAACAGAAGAATTACATTCCTGTTCCAAGTTCTGTTATGTCTATTGTCAAGGTATTCCCTATGACAGACAAAGCATCACTGAATATGTTTGATATTCGGTATCAGTTAAGACTGAATGACTTGTACGATTTTAGTTCGACTTCTGTTATTCATTACGAAATGACAATGCAACACTTGGATTTCTTGGATCATATTCTTATTGGTGAGACTGCAATACGTCACAATCAACACCAAAACAGATTGTATCTAGATGCTGATTTTCAGACAGACTTTGTTGCTGGAGATTACATCATTATCGAATGTTATCGTGCGATTGACCCTGCTGCATATGCTGACGTTTATAACGATATCTTTTTGAAGAAATACACGACACAACTTATCAAGAAACAATGGGGTGCAAACCTTTCTAAATTCCAAGGTATTCAGATGTTGGGTGGTGTCGCACTAAACGGTGAACAAATTTATCAACAGGCACAAGATGAGATTGACAAGTTGGAAGAACAAATTCAACTTGCATACGAGTTGCCGCCTATGCATATGATAGGGTAAGTTATGCCAACGAATGTATATTTTGATACAGGTACAAAACCAGAGCAACANCTCTATGAAGATTTAATCATAGAACAGTTGCAGATTTACGGGCAGGATGTTTATTACATTCCTCGTAAGATGGCGGGTGTCGATAACATTTTCGGTGAGGACAACAGTTCTTCATTTGAAGATTCATATCTAATAGAAATGTACATGGAAACGATTGATGGATATGAGGGCGAGAAAGACCTTATGTCTAAGTTTGGTTTGGACATACAAGATGACGCAACTTTTGTTGTTGCAAGAAGAAGATGGGAACAGTTCGTTTCGGTAGACAATAATATTATTGTATCGTCACGACCTAATGAGGGAGACTTAATTTACTTTCCAAAGGCAAGTAAGTTATTTGAGATTACGTTTGTAGACCACGATGATCCTTTTTATCAAGTTCATAATCTACCAACGTATAAACTAAAATGCAAAACCTTTGAGTACGGTTCAGAAGAAATCGACACAGGTATTGCAGAAATTGATGCTATTGAGACTGACAACTCTTTGGATATGTTGTCACATCAATTTACACTAGAAGATGGTACTGGTTCTCTTGCATTAGAGAATTCAGTAGAGGGCGCCGCAACGTCCTATATAATACTAGAAACTTATAATGTCGCAACGATTGATGAGAACTCGCAGAACGATGACTTTGAACTTGCAGACGATAATATATTAGACTTTACCGAATCTAATCCATTCGGTGACGCTGGGATGAAATAATTATGATTGGAAATTACTTTTACAACGAATCAACACGAAACGTAGTTGTCGCCTTTGGTACACTGTTTAACAATATTCAGTTGACAAAGAAAGACAATAGTGGGAACGTCACTCAAACAATGAAAGTTCCCCTTGCATACGGGCCTAAACAGAAGTGGTTATCACGACTGACAGAAGACCCCAACTTGTCAAAGAAGGTTGCAGTTACGCTACCTCGTATTGGTTTTGAAATCTCTGGTTTGACATATGATGCAACCAGAAAACAAAACAAGGTTATGAAAGCAAAGAAGGTTCTGGATGGTGCAGATAACTCACAGTTAAAATCTGGTTATATGCCTGTTCCTTACAATGTTGACTTTGAGATGTATATTCTTGCAAAGAGTTCAGATGATGCATTGCAAATTGTAGAACAAATCCTTCCATACTTTCAACCAGAATACACTGTAACGCTTAGAGAGATTCCAGAGTTGGATATCATTCGTGATGTTCCAATCATACTGAATAGTATCTCTTATGAGGATGACTATGAAGGCGACTTTACGAGTAGAAGGAGTATTATCTACACTTTGTCTTTTACTGCAAAGTATTACTTATACGGCCCAGTAACGTCTACAAATGTTATTCGTACTGTACAGGTTGATCAATATGCAAACACACCTGTCAATGCTCCATCTAGGGAACAGAGATATACGGTTGCACCAAATCCGTCAAATGCAACTGCACAAGAATTTGATCCAGATGATGATAACTTCGGTTTCAATGAGACAACAAGTTTCTTTGAAGATGCGAAAACTTATGACCCTAAGACGGACACAGACGTATAAATAGTATAAAGAATTAGGAAAAAGATATGGCAAGCATTCTAAAAGTAAATGAGATACAACACACTGGTGGAACTAGTGCGTTGACTGTTGATAGTAGTGGTAGGGTTTTTACCCCGGCCAGACCGTCTTTTAACGCTGGGTTAGCATCACAGATTACAATCAATGGTACTACAGTCAAAATGAACACTGTTACAACATATTATTCGGTTGGAAGTATAACAACAAATGTTCAAGTCGGCAGTGGGTATGACAACACTAATTATAAGTATGTAGTTCCTGTTACAGGCATTTATGTTTTAGGCGCACAAGTAAATGTTCAAGTAAATAATACCGCTGCTAGATATCTTAGCGCACTAATCCATGTTGATGGATCTGAAGTGGAAAACCTCAAGTGGGTTGGAAGTGTTAATGACGGTGGCAGTTATCCAGATTATGACGGTGTTAGCGGATCAACAATTGCCTATTTAACATCGGGTATGGAATTAGAGCTTAAAGCTTATTGTACCGAAACTGTGACTGCTCTAACCAATACTACGTTTTTTTATGGGTATTTATTAGGATAAAAGAAAATGGCAATTAGAAAAATCGGAACAAGAGCAATCGGAGTTGACGTTATTCTCGCAGAGGATATTGCTGCAAACGCAATCACGACTTCTGAAATCCAAGATGGTGCAGTAACCGCTGCAAAAATTGATAGTGGTGTTACTTTGGGTGTTGGTGCATTCCAAGGAGATAACGCATCAGGCGCTCTTCGTGGTGACACAACAAACGGTAAAAAAGATATTTTCAGAGTACACGAACAAGAATTAAACACAAACGTAACAATCGCATCAACGGACAATGCTCTTGCAGCAGGCCCGCTGAGTATTGCATCTTCTACCACACTTACTGTTAGTGGTAACTTGACAATCGTATAGGGGATAGAGAATGGCATCAACATTAACAGTAGATAATATCGTAGGGGCAACAAGTGCAAGTAAGGTTATGATTCCTGGCCATGTGGTTCAAGTTGTGTTCAGCACTCTATCCTCAAACTACACTAATTCGGCTGGTTCATTTACCTCAACAGGGCTTTCGGCAACAATCACGCCGTCAAGTTCATCGAATAAAATATATGTTCTTTTAGACGGTGAGGGTGGGCAAAACACAAGTGGCCGCTCGTGTTTCTATCGCATTATGCGTGATGGTGCTACGCAACTTACAATCAACGATAACCTACAAACCGGCACAACATCTTCTGCAATGCCGTTGACAGCTACTGCGTTAGATAGCCCATCCACAACGTCTGCTATTACCTACACCTTGGAGATGCGTACAGACGGGGCAGGAACAGTTAGTGCAGCGGGTAGTCAGAGAAGTAGAATTACCCTAATGGAGATTGCACAATGAGTACTTTATTCGTAAATAATATAGACACTGCAACTGGTACAACAATTACAATTCCTACTGGTAAAACACTAAAAGCAACTGATACACCAATTGTTGGTGTTGGTAATATTATTCAAGTTGAGTTTGCACACCATAGTACCCAAGTTTCGTGGTCAAGTCAAGATTCAGAAACTTTTATTTTCCAAGCAAGTATTACACCAAAATTTACAACATCTAAAATTTTGGCAATCGCAACTGTGGGCGGATTAAGTAATGGTGGTTCTGGTAGACTTTCTGGAAGAATTAGATGGAATACCACATCTCTTGGCACATCAGGCACACAAATAGGTGGACTGAATCAAACTGCAATGGATGGTGCTGGTACTTCTCATTTAGATTGTATGGGAATATCTGGATTAACTGCTGCTGTAGGAACAACATCTACTTTGTATTTTAAGGTTACTATGACTAAGGGTGATAGTGGCGGAACAATGTATGCTTGTCAATATGGTTCAGCTTCACAACTAAACTTGTTTGAGATTGCACAGTAAAATGAATAAACAGGAGAAAAAATAATGGCAACAGTATCAGACGCACTAAGTGCTCTTGGTGTCACAGAATGGGTTCTTAGAGGCGAACCAACTAACGCAGACGAATTTGGAGCAGTGTTCCGTAAGGTTACAGGCACAGACGAAAATGGTTCTGCAATTGAATCAGACAACTCTGCTGATTGGGGAGTTACTTGGGATGAGGTAAATGTCAAACTACAAGACTTGACTACCGCAGAACCAATGAAAGAACTTCGTGCAGAACGAGACAAATTAATTGCTGCAACTGATTGGTGGGCAAGTTCAGACTTGACTATGACA